TTGTTATCATCTCCTCCCACTCCTCTAGAGTTATTCTCATCGGACTAGGGTTGTCGTTGAAGTTGACCAAAACTTTACCGAAGAATCTCTCTCCTCTGTCGTAAACTCTATTCAACTCTACTTTACCGTTTTCTTTAGTCGTGAATGTTATTCTATTTTTCATCTTTTGTTTCATTTTGATAGTACAAATATAAGGCAAAAAATTGAACTACCAAACTTTTTACAAACTTTTTTTAAAAAAAATGCTTATTTATATTGAGTCTAAATAACTATCCTATGTAATACTTACCCTTATTAGGGTTAGCTAACTGATAAGAGACAGCGTATCTGATGGCATCAATCTGGTGGTCAAAGCCATTCTGTAACGGTGTCTCAGCCTTTGTATCACTCCATTGATAGTTATTGAGTTCTTTTATCACATTAGTAGAGCTAGGGTCTATAATAAGCTCATAGTCTTGTAAGAGTGCTATACCGTAATTAACAGAACCCTGACCTTTGATAGTAGGCGTGATATTACAATACCTCTTGAGCTCTGAGATAAGTCTAGGCTCAGCTGAGTCTCCTACGATTGTAGCTCTACCACATACGGAGCTAAATAAAGCCCCTAGCTGGCTTGTGTTCATATTAGGCTTGTTAAGATGCTCCTTTATGTAGATACGCTTGTTAGCTTTATCTATTGACGTTGCTACTAACGTAGAAGGGTCTGTACTATAACCAAAGTCAGCTCCATATACGTCTATACCTTGTGACTGATATTGACCTATGCTCCAGTTAGTGAATATAACTCCCTCAGCCTTCTCTCTCCATCCACCTAGTATAGTGTGCTCATACTCGCTAGGTCTACGTTCCTTCATAAGCTCCATAGAGGCTAGGAATGACTCTCCTAAGTTCTCTATATTGTCTAGGTATGTAGTATGTATGTAAGTGGTATCTCCTTCCGTTATATTAGCTCCTGAGTTAACTCCAGCCTCTTGGAAGAAACGCTTGTATATCCAGTGCTCCTTTGTAGCTGGGTTTAATACTAGTATAACTCTGTTTTGTATGTCCTTAGCACGTATAGAGTAGTCTATCTTAGTGAATAGCTCATTGTCTGGTATTTCTTCTGCCTCGTCACATATCCAAGTGGTGATGTTAGCTAACGACTTGAGAGCAGCTGTCTGATTCCCTGAGCCAGTCTTAAGACCCTTGAAGTATATACGATTCCCAGTAACTCTGTTAGTAATCTCAGTTCTATTGACCTCAAAATATTCTTCTAACCCTAGAGCTTCTATCTTGTCTGTAAACTCAGGAATGATAGACGTATATGCAGATGTCATTGTATAACGAGTAAATAGAATGTTCTGCTCCTTCTCGAATGTAAGAAACAAAGCCATAAGGTTTACGCTATATGACTTACCAGAACCTCGACCTCCAGTTAATACGAAGTATCTACTAGGGTCTTGGATAAGAGGTTTGTATTTACCGTTGAGAGTTATCACTCGTCTTCCTTAAAGTTGATTAGGTTACTTAACGTGAAGTTAATGTCTTGCTTAGAGTCCATCTTAACGTCTACAGACTGCTTAGGAGTTCCGTGTACGTACTTCATAAACAAATCGATTGCTCTGTAGTCTCCACGCTCTATAAGCTCTCCTAACTTGTTTATAACCATAGATTGGTCTATATGGTCAGACAGTATCTCTTTAACGTTCTCTATGTACTCCTTTTTAGGTCTACCAGCGTTTTCTCTACGCCCACCCCAGTTAGGAGAATCTCCCTCTTGTTTCTTTCTACCAGCCATTCTTTAGCTCTTTAGTGATTGTGTTAATTGTAGTTTGGTCTACATATCTCGGCATCCCCTTAGCCATCAGGACACTTCCGTTATCGTGCTTCCAGTCTAGCAAATCGTGAGCTAACTCGTGATACATAGTCATACGTCTTTGATAGCTTGTCATATTAAGCCATCTATGACCGTTTATCTGTATATGAGTTACGTTGCTATCCATACCGAAAGCCACCCCTAGAACGTTCTCTGGGAGGTTTGTTGAGAATTGAATGTAGACAGTTTCCCCTTTGTCAGCCTTATCACCTACCAACCTAAGAAAGTCCTCATAATAAGGTCTTAGCTCAGGATGTACTAACTCCCACTGTGGAGCGTCATTAGACTTGCACCCAGCTAGAGTAAAGGTAATCAGCAATAAAGCTAATCTTGAAAACATCTTGATTCTTTATTTAAAAACATTCTAAATAAGGTAATGTGACTATAAAAAAAAAGCCCTCATTCCTGAGAGCCATTCTTTTGATTCAAGCTAGATAGCTTCTTCATTCTTACAAGTCTTACCAGCTCATTAGCTAGATACATCACTTGCTTTTTGTAGACTAGGTCGTCTGGAGACTGTTCTAGCCTATATTTAGCTTCCTCTAGCTTAGACTTAGTCTGTAGTATTAGTTTGTTCAACATCTCTTATAGCTTTTAATAGGTTAGTTAAAGCCTCTTGTTTCATTGTTATAGTTCTTAGGCTTGTCTCTATATACTGGTAGACGTAGTCCTGTAAGTAATCTAGCCTCTCATTTGCTGGGAGTTGTTTGAACTCATCTGTGGTTATAAACTTATCTATATTCATAATACATCTTCTAGTGTTGGGTTAGTGAAATCTACGCAAGCGTCTTGTGGATACTGCTTAAGGATATCCTCAGCCACTCTATCTACTGCCTTGCTCTCTGTGTTTAGGAGATATCTGTCTCCGTTTACTATCATTACTGTCAACTCGCTCATCTCTTAATCGCTACTGCGTAAATAATCTTAAGGTTAGTGTCCATAGGGTTACCGTGAGCTACTAGCATATCTTTGTCTTTGTCATATATAAGCGTATGGACGTGCTGTCTGCTTATTACGATAAAGTCATAGTTAGGCATTGCTATATACTTAGCGAACTGTCTAGAAGTAAAGTTATCTACTTTGAAGTGCTGAGCGTTCTTATCTAGACTTAGAGCTAACTGTACTAGCTTCTTAGCATTCATTCCTTTTTTACTCTCTCTAGTGTACTTAGATGTAAACTCTAGTGCTGTCGAATAGTCTAAGTCATACATAGTAGCTATAGCTCTGATAGCACAGTCGTTATCTTCATTGAACTTAGCTCTATCTTCTGAATAAGATTTATGGTTATTGAATGTAGTGTGGTGTAGCTTAACCTGAGCTGAGGCGATAAACCCCAGCAGTAACGTGATAATTAAAAATACTGTTCTCATATTATATAGACATTGAAAATTGAATAGCCTCTGCTGGAGTCATATTGAAGTTGCTGTAAGCTACTATGTAAGCGAAGTACATATCTGTGTTACTTGGTAAGGTGTCTACTGCTTTTAGGGCTTCTTTGATAAATTGTTGATATTTCATTTGTGTTTTGCTTTAATTATTATGATACAAATATACATATAAATATTACACAAACAAACAAAAACTTACTTTTTTTTACTTTTTTTCTTAATTTAGACTGATTCTAAATAAGCTTAGTCATATTGATAGTGTAGCAGAGCTTATCTACATACTCATTATTAGAGAACTCTGTAGTCTTTGGACAGCTTATCTTAACTGGCGGCTTCCTGAGTACATCTCTATCTTTACTGATGTTCTTATAGTAGATGCCGCTAGGGTCTTTAACTACATAGACAAAGTCCTTACCCTTCTCTTGAGCTATAATAGTGTTTCTACATATCTTATCGAACTCTATAAGCTTCTCGTCGTATACCTTACCTCTGACCTTAAGCTCTATAATAGCCTTATCACTCTCACAATCGTAAGGGCTGTAAGGATTCTCTGCTTCGTGTATATCTGTCTCTGATAGGAGCATTAGCTCTACCATTAGGTCTCTCTCTGCTTGCTTCATAGTATTGCATTTATAGCATCATTCTCATCCCCCTCTGTCATCTGCATAAACTTAACTTCTGCTTCTGAGGGTTTCTTATCTAATTCAGCTCTCAGTTGGTTAGCTACTCTATTAGCGTCTTTAACTGCGTATCCTACTGACTTATAATCCATCTCTAGCTGATTAGTGTAAAAGACTGACTGGAGTAGAGCGTCTGCAACTGCATTAAGCTCTTTATTGTCAGGCTTAGCTTCTAGCCACTGGGAGACAACCTTGTTGGCTGCCTCCATAGCTGAGTAATATTTAACTGCTTGTAAGTCTTTCATTAGTATACGTTTCCTACTCTACAGTTACCTTCATACTCCTCCCACTGAGCTAGAGCTACTGTCATAGCAGCACAAGCTTCGTAGTTCTCATCTTCCTCATAGTTCTCTAAGATGTACTCTAGCATTGCTGGCTCTACACCTTGAGCTAAGCTTATATATGTGCTCTCTAGCACTAACTTGTAAACTGGGTCGTTTTGTAAACTCATATTACTGATTCTTTATGATATTGTGATAAATCTATTAACTCGTCTATAAAAAAGGCTTCATACAGTTTGAGGCACGCATCTAGTTTCAACTGACCAGACTCTAGGGTCTCTTGACTAGCTTTGAAGATACCTATGTCTGTGGTAGTCTTGTCTACTACTAGCCACCAGAACTCAGGAACGTTATACAGCTGAGTGTATAGATACGCTTGTAGGTCGTAGTCATACTTCTGTACTGTAAAAGCAAACTGATTCTTTACAGTGCCATCCTTTAAGTCTACATCCTTAACTCCGTCTGCTGTAGTCTTAACATCTGCTACATACTGACCAGTCTTGTAGATATCTGCCTTAGCTCTTACTGGAATCCCATTGAGAAGCTCTATAGCTGGAACTTCTGTCTCTGCACCTTGTAGGAAGCTTACAGCTCTATCGTTCTGTAGAAACGCTGTACTGATTCGGTTGTTCATATACTTCTCTTTGAGCGTAAAAGTGTTAGCTTTACCGAACTCCTCAACAGCTAACTTCCACTTCTTAGCGTTCTTAGTGGTAACATCACAAAAGTGAAACGTATCGTACTTCTGAGGCTCTAAGATTTGAGCGTGAACAAGTCTGCCATCTCTCAACGCCTGAGTCTCAGGGTCTGGGTTTCTACGCTTATAGTCAAACCACTTAGGAGACTTTAAAAGCCACTTAAGTGAGCTGTAGCTTAGAGCTTTATCTAACCCTAAGAACTCGTAATAGAATGAGTCCTCGACCATATTGTCAAGGAGCTCAGTCTTATCGTATTGTATGTGGTCTAATAACTTCATCTTAGAACATTCCGAAGTCTCCAGATACTCCGTTGATTAAGTTATAGATTAGTGCTAAGATTCCTGACGCTGCAAGAGCGAATAAACCGAAGGCGATTGTGTTTAAAATATATTTCATTGTTTTAGTATTAAAGGGTTTCATTAATTGATTCGTAATCGAACTGTCCGTAATGGTTCTCGATGTTTACTAGTGTGTTGAAGTATGTGTTCATTTTTATTTTGTTTTATAATTACAGTACAAATATAAGCATAGTTTTTAAACTACCAAACTTTTACTGTTATTTATATTGATTCTAAATAAGAAACCCCTCCGTTAAGAGGGGAATCTAATTACTGGGGGTTTTTCTCTAGGTACTTTTGTAATAGAGCTAGAGCTCTCCAAGCGACCTTCCCAGCGTGTAGGATACCATCGTCATCCATAGGGTCTACTGAGTGGTCTATCAAGTGCCTAACTAGAGCGTCTGGCTCGTCCTGAGACTTAGACCTATCCCAGTGGAGTGGCTTGTTAGGATTGTGCTGGTCATTGCCAACCTTACTAACATAGCCTATGTACTTAATTGCGTCAGGAAAGTAAGATAGAACTCCAGAGAAAACTGGCTGAGCTTTACGCTTTGCGTGTTTACTTAACACTTCCTCAGCTTCTACTTCTATCTCGTTGACCTCTACTTTACCGTGCCACTGACTGAGCTCGTTGTAATACTCTGCAACCTCGTCAATGGTCTTGTCTGGGTAGTTATGACACTTATCACACATATTACAGGTAGTCAAATTTAACTGCCTCGAACATAACTCCGTCAATGTACTTAACGTTACCTAGGTCACAGTTAGTACCTAATTCTTCAATGATAGTAAGCTCATCGTTAGACATAGTATCACATCCTACTGCAGCGTTAGACAAATCTGGATTGTTTTGGATATTACCCTCTACACAAATAACTCCGTTACCTCTTGTAGATACAGTTCCACCTCCATTAAGGTTTCCAGTAACAACTAAAGTAACATTCTTAAGGGTCAACTTGTTACCGTTAAGGTTAACGTCACCAGTAGAATAGATGACTCCGTCAGTAGCGTCAGATGGAGTAAGTTTAACGTCTCCAGTCATACCACCTAAGTCGACAGTAGACTCTCCTGAGAAGCTAAAGAAGCTAGCGTACTGAACATCCACTCTTTTATAGGTGACTAACCCATCTTCACATCGTACATCCTTCTCGCAAGATGTAACTAAAATTAAAACTAAAAGTGTTGATAAAAATAATCTCATTGTATATTGAATTTAAAAATTAAAGAACCATTAACTCGTTGATAGCTGTACGACCTCCAATGATAACTGCACAACCGATAGCTGGCTTCTTACCAGCCTTAGCGTAAGCCATAGCGTAAGCTTCGTGGTCAATACCACAACCTACTTGAGTAGCAAAGATACGACTGTTACGTCCTACAGTGTACTCAGTATAAGCTTGAGTGTGTAGGTGACCTTGTACAACTGACTGTAAGTCATTCTTAGCCTTTGTGCGAGCAGTACCGCCTTCTCCGTGTACATATAGCACTCCATCAATCTCTAGTTCGTTAACGAAGTTCCATTTAGGAGTCTCTAGTACTTCCTTGTACGACTTTATCCACTTGCTAGGAACAGCAGAAGTCTGAGCTTTACGCATAATGATTCTATCGTGGTTACCGATAAGAACGTCAGCTACTGGGAATGCGTGATTCCAGCGTCTGAGTCTTTCGATAGCTAGCTCTAGTTCCTCTGCTCCGCCCATACCGTTAGCATCAGTCTCGTGGTAAGAGCTGTAGTGGTTATCAATTACATCACCGATAAAAACTACTCTATTGCAGTTATAACGCTGATAAACCTCAACACAGTGGTCAAAGTATGATTCTAAGTCGAATGGAGCGTGTAAGTCACCAATAACTAGAACTCTGCTCTCTTTTTGATTGAAGAACTCGAAGTTAATCTTGCGAGCTCCGTGTAAACGTGGTCTTATTTCTGACATATATTATAAATTAAGTGAGGCAAACATACGACAAATAAATGACATATGCAAGCCCCACGTGAAAAAAATTAATTGTACTTAAACTTTTTGTTAGATTTCAGAGCCTCCTTTTCCTCAATAATCTGAGCTATGTGATATAACTCTAAGGCAACTCTTTTGTACTTCTCAGGCTCTGTCTCATTCTTACCAGTCGAATGTAACCACTGTAGCTTTGTGGCAAACTGGTCAGCAATCTTATTGAGCTCTGTTAAGCTTAGCTTCTTTAACTTCTTAGTCGTTAGCTGCTTCATAGATACGCTTAAGTTCTCTAACTACGCTAGCTACACAAGGAGAGCAATTAGACACAACTCTCTTAGCGTTGAAGATATCATTATAAATTCTAACCAACTCTTTTTGCTCCTTAGACGAAACTGAGTGTCTCTTTTCAGCAAAGTACTTATCTAGGTAGTTATAGTCATCCTCAGACAAGTCATTGAGCTTTCTGTTAGGGAACAATTTGTTGAGCGTCTCTTTGCGAGCTTTACAGCCACAGTCAGAGTCTAGAGCCTTAGCTACAGTTTCTACCACAGCTTTGATTCCAGTAGCCTCTGTGATTTTCTCTACAGTGTCACCTAGACCTTTGTTAGCAGCGTCTCCTAGGATATCTAGAACAACTGCTTTTTTAATCTTGAGCTTCTGAGCTATCTTACCAGCTGTGAGCCCCTCATCGTGTAATTCAAATACTCTTTCGTTCATAATTATCTATTTTTACCTTGCCCTCTGGACTTTTGTTTATACTTAGTCTGACCTTTACTAGCGTTCTTAGAATGAACACCTTTTCTTCTGACTCTAGCTTTTTCAGTTCTAGCTTCGTAGAGTCCTCCTTTTTTCTTTTTAGCCATTATATTCTCCTTTAGTGAATTTTAAATAATCGTTATACAAATGCTCTGCAATGATGAGCTTACTCTTTTTAATTGATAGGTAGATAGTCTGGATACCTAGACCACTTTCCTCAGCTAGCACTCTGAATGACTTACCAGTCTTTAAGTACTTCCTGAATAGTTCGTAGTCAAACCAGTCATCTGACTCAGACTTCAGCACCTCATACATCTTAGTCTCTAGAGACTCTATAGCTTCTATCTTAGGGTCTATACCTTCATCTAGCAACTCAAAGCAGTAGTCCATATCGTACTGGTCACCTACGTGATTGTACTTAGGCTCTTTAACCTTCTTTAAGTCGTTGAATATAATAGAACGAAGTGCGAAAAACATATAGCCTTTGCTAGCCTTCTCTCCTTCTACTATCTTGTCATATAGGTCATCATACTTAAGTAGCTTGATGTACGCTTCCTGAACATAATCCTCAGCGTAGTTTCTGACCTTGAAGTTGTTACCAGCTAAACTTCTGGCAGCGTCAACAAAGTCAGCGTGGTGCACTGATAGCAACTCTATAGCTCTATTCTTCGACATACCAATCTATTGTTAAAATTATAAAAGCAAATCCTAACTGGTAGTGGTAACCAATCACACCTTCCTCTAGCTCAGCTTCACCAAAGACGAAGCCGAACATTAAGCCTTTAACGAAGCTCAATCGTATTGCAGCATTTTCGTTAGTCTGATATATATAGACTGCTAAAAACGCTAGTATTAAGATTCCTAATGTCAACATTAAAATTCTAGTTTAGTATCTACTTTGACAGAGCCCTCTATTACTGGTACACCTGCGACAGTAAACTGGCAGTTGGCTGGCATCATTCTCATTGAGATTGGAGAGTCCATAGCAGTAGGACGTCCTCCCGTTTCTGTTTCCTTAACCTTTACCACGTGAATGTCGCTATACATCCATCTCTCAGGATGCTGGGTGTATCTGTGAATAGAAACTACGTCATCAGCACGGTTTCCCCATTTACCTCCACCTTCAACGTCAGCCATTGAACAAGGTTGTGGGAATCCAGCCATCTCGTGGTCAGCTGGGTGCTTTCTACGTAGTGCTTCTGTAACACCGTGGCAGTTAAGCCACATAGATACGTTATTCTCTTTACAAAATAATCTGAACTCAGAAGCTATCTGGTAGTCATATTCGTGACCTCCGACCGAGCGTAATAGCTGTGGGTCTTTAGCTAGTGAGTTATAAGGGTCTACCAATAAGCCGTCATAGTCAAACACTTCTTTAATCTTTTTTGCTTCGCTCATTAACGTACGAGCTGTGTAGATTTTCTCTACTAGAATTATTTTGAAGTGGTCGTTGACCCATTCGAGCTCTGACTCGATTACTGCGTCTGGTAACTGCTGAATAGGCGTAGCTGTTTTAAACTCTATGAGTTTTCTAGCTATACTGTAGTCAGTGTTCTCGCTAGAAAAAATTAACCATTTTAAGTCGTGTTTCATAGCATACGCTACCATCAGATACAAGATGACTGTAGTCTTACCAGTGTTGGCGTGCCCTATACAAATGTTAAACGCACCTCTCTTGAATCTTAGCCACTCGTCAACCTCAGGGATATTAAGACCTAGACCTTGTTCTATACGGTCATACTTAACATCCATTAATTTTTCTTTAAGGTTCTGTACTGTAGCTATCATAAAAGAGAGGTTTTAGTTTCGTTTAACAATTTAATTAGAATGGCAAGTCTGGAGTTTCACGTCCAGCTGTAGACTGCTCAGAAGATGTAACACCTTCCTCAATACGGTCTGCAACCTTGATAGCTCCGTCTGTCCATACTACTTTACCGTTACCGACATAAGTCTTAGCTTCTTTAGCTTCTCTCTGCTCTTTAGTCTGAGAGATAAATGCAGAAGCGTTCTGTCCGTACTGGTTAGTATCGTCATTGATACTGATAGTGATGTTAGCCCAACCTTTTTCGTTGAACTGTACTTTGTCTTTATTAAGACCTAATGTTACTAATGTAGCCATTATATTAAGGGTTTTATAATTATTAAACTAAACTTTGTGCAAGTTTCTTTTTAACGTCTGCACTTACGTCATACTTAGACTCGATTTGCTCTATTGAGCCACCGTCTTTAACAAACTGTACAGCCTTGACAAACGCATCTGTATTAGCCTTTAATGCTGGCTTACCCTTACCGTGGGTGTTGGTAGCGTCAGCGTCTGCTGTATCGTCAATCAATAGAAGGTTACCGAGTGCATACTTTTTGCCGTAGCTAGAGGCAGAGCCATACTGCTGAGCAGTAGCCATACCTTTCTGATTTAAGTCAACACCTACAATAGCTGTAGCTGAATGACCCATACCGCTCTCTACGTCAAAGATAGTAGCTTCTGACTTAATTACAGCGTCAGCTACTAGCTCCTCAGTTACTGAAAACATTACACCGTACTTGGCGTTGAATGGTTTTAGTGACTCTAGGATATCCTCAGCAGAGCGAAACTTATAGCCTCCGAACTTGTTAGTTCTGTTCTTAGCTACTTTAAGCTCTTGCTGAATTAGTGAAAGTTTCTCTTTGATATTCATATATTGAAATAATTATGGTGCAAATATAGTAATAAAAAAAATACTGTGCAAGTTTTTTCTTAACTTTTTTTCACAAAGTCGTAAAGTTCTATAGCTTCCATTAGGTAGCTCCAAGTTGCGAGCTCACGCTGTAGACCTCCTTTAGTTATCTCTAGCAGTTCTCCATCAACCTTAGCTGGAAAAACTCCATCAATCTCTTGCTGGTTTCTAAGTATACGTCTCTTGACGTCCTCTAAGTTTGCGATAACTTTGTTATATGCTCTCTCTCGAGCTTCCGTTTTGTCTATCATAGTGGGATTTATTTATAAGTAAAGCAATGGCTCTAACTATAGTAGCTACACAAAAACTAGCTAAGATACCTAGCTCGAACAAGTCCATATTGTCTATAACTGTAGACAGAACTCCATACCATAGAATAGCAGTACAAACATCCCACACAATAACCATAGATATGGTCAAAGGTAGTTGTGAGTACTCGAACTCTCTACACATATACGAAGCTACAGCTGTTGTAACTACCAGCGGAATTATGTAACCGAATCCTATAAGTAGACTCATTGTTTTACTTTGTTTGATGCAAACATACGAAAATAAAATGAAACTACCAAATTAAAATGACTGTTTCTTTTTTATCTCGTCAAGTTTATCCTTATATATGTCTATAAGGTACTGTAAGTGTACAGCGTCAAATTTAGCCACCTTGTGAGACTTTTGCATTAGTTCGTCAGCTTTATCCTGACCTAAGGCTTGACCGTACTCATACTGTCTGCCATTAAGGAATCTGTTGCAATATCTATGCTGAAAGTGGACGTTCTCCTCATCCCATCTAGTTGAGAGATGTCTGCGACCTACGAAGTGACCAGCGTCACCTTCTGAGTAGTGGGTTTCTTTACCGCAATCTATACACTTACCGAAGCCAGTGTGGTTATCTACGTCACGTCTACGAATATACTCACTGAATATCTTATCCAGTTTAGCCTTTAACGTCTTTATTTTTACTTTACGTGCCATAAACAAAAAAGCCCAGCCGATAAAACCCCCTAACTCGACTGGGCATAAAAAAAAGTTACATAGGGTCTTTATTTAAAAACAAGAAAAAATGGCAGTGACATATTGTCAGGCAATAAATTTTGAAAGCTCGGATATTTTTCGTAACTTTGCCTAAATTCTTAGACTAGCTTTAGTCAGTCTACTATCTGCTACATAAGAAGCTACCTTCCTAGAAGTAGTGCCACTTAAGAAGTAGAATTACTAGAAGTGACCTTCCTAGAAGTTTTCTATAAGCCTAGAAGTTACCTAAGTTCGTATCACGGGATAGCTATGCTCAAAAAAAAGAGCCAAGTTTTCTTTCACTTGACTCCTTCTGTTTTTGTTGTTTAGAGCTTACAGTTTCCGATATTTCTCAAACGAACGACCAGCAAAATACGCTGTGTATACTGTTATAAGTAGAGTCTTTAGCAAGTCAATCCAGCTAGTGTCTACGTTGAAGTTCCAATTCATAGAGTCAGAGATAGCTATGAGTACAGTAGCTACAGTTAAGAATATAAGAGCGAGTGGTCTCACGTTCTTACTTAGCCAGTTATCAGACTCCATATCGTACTTCCAGCGGTTGGTTACATCCTCCTGAGCCTTCATATCTAATTTAACGAGCTCTAAGGCAACTTCTCTCTGCTCTTGTGTTAATTCATTAGAGTTATCAGATAGTTCCTTTATAGCTCCTGAAACGTCTCCAGACGTGAGCTTAGCTACTACGTCTAACGCTTTGCTAAAGTTGATGCTTCTAAGGAAGTCACCTACTCTAGTAGTTCCATTCTTTTTTTTATAATCTCCCATTAGTAAAAGTTCTCTTTTTTAGTATAATCCCATCTAGCCTTCGTTCCTCTTATGTCGTAGTGAACAAAAGTATTGTATAGTCCAAGACCACCTTCTTTCATACAGCCTTGCTCTATCAGTTTTTCTATAATTAAGTACAAGTCCTCAGTATCTAAGTCTTTAACTTTTATGTCCGCAGCTTTAGCTAACAGATGCTGGCTTCGTACTGAGCCGCCTACAGACTGATTATGCTCTGGAGTTCTGTAGCTACTGTTAATCTTAATAGGCTCGCCTAAGAAGTCTCTAAGCTCTTGTAAGTTCTCAGCTAACTCAATTACGTTATCCATTAAGTGGTCAGGAACTCTAGTTCCGTCTTTACACTTAAATTCTCTTAGCGTGAAGTTTGTAGTTAGTCTCATTTTCTCAAATTAAAATACCAGCCTATTATACCACCTATAGTAGTGAACAGTCCAGCTAACATAGCTATAGCTAACTTATAAGCTCTTATAAAATTACTAAAAGTCATTAGACGCTTCTCCAAGTCATCAACTTGCTTAACAAGACCTTTTTTACCAACAGAATCGTCAGCTTCTAGGATATTCAGAACCTTATCCATCTTCTTGCCATTCTCAACAAGAGACTGCTCAGTAGTCTTTCTAAAGAAGTCTACTTCATTCTCTAGCCGAGTGATTCGGAAGTCTTGTGTCTCGTCTTTACCCACTTGTTAAGGTTTATGGAGTTGTTAATAGTTGTAGCTGTTCGTCTGTTAAAGCTTCGTTTATAACAGTTAACTCCATTACTTTTCCGTAGAAGTCATTACCACCTACACCATCATCGAAGTTTAACTGATTAACTGTACCTTCAGGGAATGTAACACCACTCGTGTCTGTCAACACCTCTATACCATTTACCCATACTGCGAAATCATTTTCTTTATACTTAAAAGCTATTTTGTTAAATTGTGTTATATCCGTTAAAGTATGCTGAAAACTTGTTTGAGCTGATAGTGTTGTAATAAAATAAAATTGTAATCTGTTAGGTGTTGCATTATTATTTTGTTGTATAATCATTCTGTGTGAAGTAGTACCATTAGATAGTGATATCCTATGGCTGCTTGATGATTGTGACTCGGCAAAGGCAATTTCAGCATACAAAACACCTTCGCTGCCGTTAAACGTCTCAGAGTTTCCTGAGCCATTGCAGACATCAGCTTGTCTAGTTTCAGTGCTTCCTGAGGTTGGTATGTAGGAGGTTGAGTAGCTTCCTGCTTCAATCATAGCGCCCCAAGAGTATATGTAATCGTCTCCAGTTGATGAGTAGCTTGGTAATCCTGCTGCGTAAGACGGTGCAGCACTATTGCTTAAACCGATTGCAATATCAATGTTCCCACTTGTGTGTGAGGCGTATATTTTTACCCTATACCACCCACTAGGGTACTTTTCAACTTCATAATCCCAAGCGACCCCTGAGCCGACTGTGTTAGTTGACGTTACTATCCCAGTTTGCAAATCAACATTGACAAAAAACCTATTCACAAAACTGTTAACTATAGCACGGACACCACCGTATCTCAAAGAACCTTGTTTTATGAAGGCACTATAAGAGTAAGAGCCGGCAGCTACACTCGTGTTTGTTCGGTAAGCTGTAAATACATTTGAGGAGCTTACGTTTTCTTTGATTTTATCAGCATTTACACTCCCATCAGGTGAAGTAGTTTCATTAGCAGTGACTACCACGTTTGCCTTTGTCCAATAACTATCGTCAAATTCCTCAGACCTTTGTATCTGATTTGTTCTAGTAGGCTCTAAAAGTAAATGCGGACAGTCACTAACTTTACCGTCAACTATGTCGTAAGATAGTCTAGGTTCGTTATCAGCTACAGCCTCTATAAGTCCGTGCTTATTGATTCTAGTCTGCACACCGTCAGCTCTAGAGAAGTTAAAGTCTCCAGCTCCTGAGTGAGGTTGCTGAGAGTATAACTTTCCGTCTTTCATTGCAGCTGGCTTCATTACGACCCCAGCCTCTTTATATATATCTTGTAAGCTCATAGGGTTCTATTATATATGCCAGCCTCCAAACGTGATATCCTTAGCTGGTCTCACATCTTCGTCTGTGTTAGTATTATATTCTGGATAAAGATTATCATTATGTCTAAGGTGCTCTACGAGTCTCTTAGCGTAGTAGTCAGCAGTATCTCTAGCAGCGTCTCTCATTGAGTCAATCTCTTGAGTAGTAGGCAGAGCAGAGTTCTCAGAGGTGCTCTTAAATACTCCTTTGTTTGAGATTGTGTACTGCGAGAATGGTAAGTACTCCATAAAAGAAAACTGTACAAGTGTAGGCTTAATGAAGCTCTCTACTAGAGTCTCATAGTCACCAGTCAAAGTGCCACCTATAATATCAGACTGTAACCTCTGATAGAGTTTACTGCCTAGTATCTGGTGCACGTGGATATCTTGTGCAATCTTAACGAAGTGCTTTACTTTATCGAAGTCTATGTTAGCACTCAGTGGAGTATTCTTTATTAAGTCCTCTTTACTTATAAAACTTGCTACTGCCATAATTATTTACTTTTTCTATAGTTTGGATGATGACCTTTGTCAGCTCTGTCAATCTGAGCTTCCGCCACTCTCCTGTCGTTCTTATATTTATTTCTCTTAGGGTCAAAACCTTTCTTCTTAGCCTGACCTACTGTACTCTTGTAAGTACCTCTCAATGCATCACCTCCGTAAGGCTCTCCATCTTTTTTAGTCTTTTTGATGTATATAACTCGCTCCCAAGTGTCGTAGCAGTTAACACCGCCTTTATGTCTCCATATTGAATATGGCTGTTTGTTATGACCTAGCTCAGAGTTTACACCGTCTTTTTGCATTTGTAAGATATCTTCTTTTCGATACACCTTGTTAGTTCTGTGCATTAATCTACAGAAGTCTCTAGAGCTCTGCCCTCTCTTACCGTGCTTCCTAGAGCCCTTAGCGTATCTGTAACGTACCTTTATGAATTTAGAGTCTTGTACGCTGTCCTTACGTCTGCTGTCTGCAATAGATAGGGAGATGTTTAGGGTGTCATTAAGCATAGCCTCATAGTCCTCATCCTCAGTCTCGTTTAAGTCGACTCTAGCGTCAGCTAAGTGCCACTCATCTTCATTGATGACCTCACCAGCCTTCTCTAGGTAGACAAACATATCCGCTAAGCCATTGACTCCTTTACACATTATTTACTAGCGTTGTATAATTCGATAGCGTCTTTAACAAATTTAGGGTCTACTGATAGATTGTAGTCAGCAGATAGGTTAGTACCTTCCTCTACGTTATCAGCGTCATCCTTTTCAACTGGAACTTCCTCTTTGTTCTCATCGTAGTCAACCTCTTGGTTTTCCTCAGAGAACTCGATAGGTTGAGCAGTAATGAAGTAAAGCTCAGGAACTTCTCCGTTAAGCTCCATAATCTCAGTGAGAGCATCTATAAGCTCATCTTGATACGGTGCAATTACAGTAGATGTAAATAACTGAGAAGCAGTCTTAATTTCGTCTGCATTGTTACCAAGTCCTTTACCACTGTCTTTAATTCCTAAAAGCATAGGAGATGTAATTCTGTGACCTACTAGAATCTTGTGCATAGCTTCGTTAGCGAGATACTCATAGTGAGAAGGAGCATCGTTAAGAGAAATGTCCTCTACAGTTGTAGCAGACTCTTGATTCTCGTTAAATGCAACAATTACCTTTTGACCTCTAGAGCCAGTGAGCTTAGACTTTACGTCTCTTGTAATTAGTTCTCTTTGCTCAATATCAGGAACTCCGTTATTAAAGTTGATAACCTTAGTTCCAGAGAATGAGTTCTTTGTTTCGTTTAGTAAGTAGTCAGCAATCTCGTTCTCTAGCTCTGCATACGGTAAAGCCCCTGAGTAGTCAGGTGGACAGAAGTAGTCGTATGAAGATAGATAAGGCTTAATAATAAAAAGCTCAATCTTCTCAGTAGAGTTACCGAAAGTAGGGATTCTCTTAAGTGAGTCAGAGCGTTTCTTTTCAGCCCAGTTAGGGTGATAGTAGTAAGCCTCGATAACACCCTCAGCATTCATCTTCTCAGGTCTAAGTGTGTTGATAGGAAAGTGCTTAACCTTAACTACTTTTCTGTCGTTTCCAGACTTGTTGTAGATAACTTGCATAGCAGCCTGGCCTAACATCTTACGCTCTAAGATAATCTTCTTAAGGCATCTGTGACCTATAAAAGAACGGAGCTCCTTAACCTCAGGAGAGTCTTTTTCTTTGCCATCTATACAGATACCCTCTCCATAGATTTGGTCTGAGATAGAACGGATAGCAGCGTTGTTAGTAGCTGACTGTAGGTAAGACTGGATTAAGAACCAGTAATAGTTATTATCTTCTCCGTAAGCCACCCACTCTTTACGCTTATCCTCTATTGCTTGTGGCATCTCATAGCCACTTAAGTTAACTAGGTTGAAATTCATTAGTCAAAAATTATATAGTCGTTACTAGTAGTGTTCTCTACATATTCTTCAATGCTAGAGTTATCTACGTCTCTTGTGCTGTTGTAGTAAAGCTTATCTTGATATACTAAGATACCTCCAGAGTAAGCAAAAACGTCATAAGTAGCTCCATCTGTCAAAGCAGTATTGAAGCTAGATAGGTCAAATGATACACTCTGATAGTAACCTCCATCCACAAGCTCTACAGACTCAGTGTAAGCGTTATCAGACTTGCCTTCTCTTACGAAGTTAAAGTCTATAATGTCTCCTGAGTTTGAGTTAGCGTTGATGTAAAAAGTAGCGTTTGTGCTTGTACTGTCAAAATATAACATTCTGTCCTTTATTTAAAAACAATTTAGATAAGAGTTTGTTTTGTTAAAATTAGTGCATAAAAAAAGCCCCACCGAAGTGAGGCTCTTTCAATAGATATACTATTTTGAGCTTATTAGCTTCCTACAGTGATGTTGTAAGTAGTAGACAAAGTCTCAGTGGTAAATGGAGCAAGAACTTTCTCCATTGCAACGAAAGTTAATTCGTATCCAGACTTATCACCCATTGCAGCACCAGTAGAAGTAGTAGCGTTCATTTCAGAGCCATACTCGTGACCCATTACGAAAACGTTACCGTTGTTATCTTCAACCAAGATTTTTGGTCGACCATAAGCTAATAACTTAACCTCTTTGTGAGTAGTAGAATCTTGTTTCTTCAAGCTAACAGTTAAAGTTTGCTCAACGAAAGTAGTTCCGTTCTCACGGCTAGAAGTCAAAGACTGCTCAAATGTAGAAGTACCTCTTAAGTCGTACTTGTATGCGTTAGGAGTGGTCTCAGTAACAGAAGCAAGACCATCTGCATCTAGCGTAAAAGTAGCGTCATCAAAGTTAAGGAAGTAGATAGCGTTCAAACCACCGATTTGGTCTTTACATCCTTCTAATCTTCCTAGTGAAATATTACAACTCATTTTATACAGTTTTAAAAAATTAAAAAATGAGGGAGCAGAGTTAACCACTCCCTCTTAATATATTAGCTTATTAGCTAGCTTGTGCCAAAACGATTTCAGAACCGATAGCGTAGTTCACGCCAGCTGAAAAACGCATTACAACACGAACATTCTGACTTCCGTCGATGTCTGCTAAATCGATAAGCTTAACTTCGTTCATATCAGACTGGAGACCAGTACCGAAGAACAAGTTATCCTTCTCAGCAGCAATCATTTGACCAGAGTTAAGACCGTTAGCAACGAAAAGCTTAACGCCTTCAAAGTCCATTGCAGTTTGTCCAACGTGGTAAAGGTCTTTATAACCTAAAGCAGCTTGTGCACGAACGTAAGAACGAGCGTCAGCTTGTGAGATATAGATAGCTAGACCTTCGTTTCCGTAGATAGTAGAAGGAACTGCATCGATAACGTCACCTAAGCGAGCGATGATGTTAGAAGCGTCAGTAGCACCAGTGTGAGTAACGTCAATAACGTCAGCGTCAGCAGCAGCAAGAGCAACGATTCCGTCAAACTCACCAGCGTTAGCGTTAGCACCGTTCCAGATGTTAGTCTCAGTCTTAGCAGCAACTTTAGCAGCAACGTGTCCGATAAGGTACTCAGCGAAAGACTTAGGAAGCTCATCGAAAGAAGAGAAACCTTGCTCAATGCTTAACCAGTCGCTTTCGAAATCTTTCTTACAAAGCTCAAGGTTAACTTGAAAGTCCTCTGGCTGAAGGTAACGCTCAGTCAAAGTAACAGATGAAGTAGCAGTAAAGTCACAAGAAGCGTCAGCGATAACGTCACCAACAGCCAATTTTTGCATCACTTGCTTAAATTTTACGTTAGGCTTAACAGTGATTCCACCTTTATCTAAAGTAGGAGCACTCAAAAGAGCAGCAGAGATAAACCCAGCAGCTTTTTCACCAGCGTAAGTAGTAGTAATAGAAGTAGTAGTAGCCATTATTATTATTATTTAGCTTGTTAAAAATTAATCATTAATGTATTTAAACACATTAGATAAGATGTCTCCACCTTTGTTTCCTAGCTTTTTGCCTCTTGGCTTAACCTCAGCTTCTGGGCTGTGAGTTAGACCTTTGTCATCAACTGGAATTTCAGGTGTCTCTACCTTATCCTCTGTTTCATTTGATAGGGAGTCTTGGATGATTTTCTTTAGCTCGTCAATTTGAGCTTCAAGTTCCTTAACTCTACTATCCTCAGGAGTTTCGTCAGTTTCCTCAACCTCCGTAGAAGTTTCCTCAACTTCCTCTGTCACTTCCTCAGTCTCAACAACTTCCTCAGCGACCTCCTCAGTATTTTCAGTCTCAGTAACTTCCTCAGTTACTTCCTCTGTCGTATTGTCAGCAGTTTCAACTACTTCCTCAGTAGCTTCAACCTCAGGAGTTTCAACTGTTTCTTCAACAGCTTCTGTCTCAGTAGCAGTAGCGATTCCTATCGCTTGTGCTATCTTGTCTAGGGTTTCTTTTGCACTCGGCATATATTAAAATTTAAAGGGTTTAACACTTTATTTAAAAACAAGTTTTTTGCGTATTTTAAAAAACTATGCACGCATAGTATTGACAAATTGTCATATCCTCAAAGACAAGGTGTCAGAACTGAGATTATGCCCAGTCTGACTCGTTATCGTTCTCGATACTTCTGTCAGTTATCGTAGACGTTACGGATGACGTATTTTGCCCTCCGCTAAGCCCTCCATAGCCTTGATATACGTCCTGCATATAAGGTCTATAGAGAGCTGGATATTTAGCTTTGATTATCATTAGTGTATAGATATTACGTTCATAGATAAGTTATCGACAGTTACGTTGTGTGTAGATGTGTAATTCTCCACCGCTACAGATATCTCGTCTCCGTTATTTAAGTCGATGATAGTTTGGCAAACTACGTTTGTAGCTTTACCTCCTGAGTCTGTAGTAACAAACCCTTCGGAGTCTCCTAATACAGCACCGTTTCTAGTTATGTACAGAGCTAAGTCCTGAGCGTTTGATGACTCAACCGAGAATATAGCTATAGCTTGAGCTGTCATAGATTCCCCTGAATATGTAACTGAGTTTGTGTTAATAGAGAATCCGTCATTTACTACATATTCAAAAGTACCTTGAACCTCAACTGGAGTATCTGTAGCTGTTATTACAGTTTCAGTCGTGTTGTCGTGCATATACACAACAGCTCTCTCCACTTCGTGGTCAACTAGATATTCAGTTGTAGTGTTAGTTATTTGTCTTTGCTGATTAATGTTATATACTGCCATTATAGTGATGCTGGTATTAATTTAGTTAATTTATCTATGCTTTCAAGCTTGTCTAGTTCGTTCAATTTAGCTGACTCTTGAGCGGTCAGTCCTGATACTCCAGTCTCAGCTATAAGTATAGTGTTTCGCCAAACGACATCTAGACCACCTCCACCAGTTGTATTAGTTCTAGCTGGGTAAGTTCCGTCAGACTTAAACAATCTCACGTTATCAGTCTGATAAAGGTTAGACGATGTATTGTTGTTGAAGTACATATCAAGGACATTGACGTTGTTTCTAAAGTTCGCCAAGTCAATCGCTGTGACAGCTCCAAAGAACAATCTAATCCCATCCTCAAGAGTTAAGAAGTGGACATACCTAGCATAGAGCCTGTGTGCGGAGAAGTTGGCAGCCACTACTATGTCAATCTCGTTATTCACAAAGTCATTACTAAACTCAGTGACCAAACTTCCATCCACACCTATAGCATTGTATATCTCATCGTCTTGCTGGTCTGCTAGCACTGAAAAACCATTTGAACCTGCCTGCGCAGTAGCCTCATACCCTAACTTAGCAGATGTACCTACCTGATAAGTCAAACGAACCTTTATGATATCTCCAGTAGTTATAGTACTTCCGTTAGCGTAGGACGAAGTGTAGGTAGTTGAGTTAACTATTCCGTTATAAATCTCAGAGCTAGTTGTTTCGTTGTATATGCGAATCCTTGAGCCGCTTTCGATGTTAGTTATGCTTATTGAGGCTTGAGGTAGTTGTAGTGTTATGGTGCTTGGGTTTCCGTTAGTTGTTACAGATGAGTTTGAGTCCACCGTTATCGTGATAGCACCTCCCGAAGAATTGGTCACAGTGCCTATGTTTGTACCCACTAGATTGTAAGTTCCTGACTGAGTAAAGTCTATAGAGTCCGCTGTAACTCCTTCAATTATACCAGCACCACTTTGGTATACTACTGGAGCGTTAAAAGTACCTCCATCAAGCAGCGAACCATTACGTACTGTAACCGTTCCCGTACCCACAGCCCCACCCGTAAACGTAGAGGACTTGATAGTTACGTCTGTAGAGTAAGCGAAGGCGCTAGTTGCTGTAGCGTCTATATTTAGGTTGGTACTCCCTATGTCCACCTGAGCACCTGAGCGCCCTACAATTAGAGCGCCCTCTCCCGCCCAGTTGTCATAGAGATAAGACTTAGCTCTATCGTAGACCTGAGCGGCATTATTTAACTCAGTGTAAGCATCCGCAACAACCTTAGTGGCAGTTACATTAATGTCTTGAATCATTGTGAATGTAGGCTGCAATACACCAGTGCCAGACATATCTAATCGACCTTCATTCAGTAGGTAATCATATCCAAACTGTCTTGAAGTCTGCTCGTTAGTACCCGAAATGGTCTTAACGTTGTACGCCATAGGGTCGTATCTGTCAAACTTATAACACAATACTAAGCCAGAGGTGATTGTATTTGTTTGTCCAGAAGCATTAGTTGTTTCTATCTGGTTTCTAGCAGACGAATAGTGAGTGATATCCGATGCGCTATATGCGCCTAGCTGAGCTGAAGTAGCTTCATTGCCGTCACTCTCTTCTTTCACTAATACCTTAACATCTTGTATAGGCAAACCGTCAGTACCCACAATAGTAGGAAATACTTCTTTCTGAGCTATTACAAGACCCTTAGAAGCAGCAATGGTGTTAGTAGTGTCTGATAGTTCGTCTTTCAAGTTTGCACCACCTCCGTAGTTAGTCCATACGTTCACCCTGTTTTGCCAAGCCCTGCCAGAATATAAGTTACCGTTAGCTAGTGAGGGGATGTTCTTAATTTGAGCGTGAGGCTGACCCGAACCACTAGTAGTACTATCTCCAGCAATAGCCGCAGAGTAGTCTGTAGTACCTTGGATACTAATGTTAGTAAAGTTAGTAAGTACGTCAGAGGATAGTGCAAACCCAAAGAAGTGTCCGTTATATCCGTAAACCTCTAGACCGTCAATATCTGCATCAGCACCATCTAATCCAATCCTAGGACAGTAATCCTTTTGACTTAAACTAGTAGCCCACGGCTTAAAAACACCATCCCTTACAGTTATAGTGCCAGTAGTCTCAGCAATTATAGAGCGACCCGAAACGATAGTACCACCTTTCCAGTTGAAGTCACCTCTAATTTGCATACCAGCCGTCTCTGGTCTCCATTGTCTTTGAGAACCTGTATAATATGACCTAATAATAAGACCCTCTCCTGTAGTATAATGAGTGCCTCCTTGGAATGTTGTCTCAGTACCGTAGTTATATACAGCACCAGCCTCTATAAATATTCTCTCGTTGTTGTTGTTACCTCCTTTAAAAATAAGAACTTCTTTAGATGGGTCGTGACTTAAAGTGCCCTCTATATTTAGCCTAAGACTTGCTAGGTCATAAACCTTACGATTAGGCATAGTCCCAGAACCATTTATAACAGAATAGGTAACGCCCGTAATAGCTGCAAGACCAGATAAGTCTGAGTCTGTTCCCGTTTGAGTTATAGTGCTTGATGATAATGAAAATGCCATTTTTTAAAATTTTGTTAGGTTGGTTAAATTTCCGCTAATGTCGTAGCTTAATGTCTTTGTCCATACGTTAGCTGTGTTGACGTCATCGTATAGGACTACAGAGCTTAACGCTCCTGAGGTGTAAGTTAGGGTCTTTGTGTAGTATTTAGTGGTCTTAGCTGCGCTATTGTAATACTCTATTCTAGTTAGGTCTCCGTTAGTGTAGGTTAACTCACTGTAGAACTGCTCCAAGTCTAGCTCCGTCTCCTCTGGCTTGTTTGTTAAGTTATCGTAATCTCCATCGAATAAGGTAGGCTTATTTGTTAAACTATTATAGTTTCCGTCAAAAGTAGTGTAGCCAGCGTCATTATTCAAAAGTGAGATGTTATCTCCTTGCAATATAGAGCCAGTTCCAGAAGCAGCGTCCAGAGCTTCCGCCACATTGCTTCGTGATGTAATCCACTGAGCTCCGTCCCATATATACCAACCTTTAGGGTAGTAAGTTCCTCCTATTGTGTACGGGAGCCAAGATGTCCCTTGAGAGTTCTCGACAAAAGCTAAAGCACCCTCTTTACTACCATCCCTAAGAGCTGAATAGTTAAGAGCAATCTGCTCTATAAACCTAGTAGATGACTGTAGAAAAGAAACAAAGGTATCTTCTGTGTTCTCATTAACATAGACTCCCTGATGCTGGTCTAAGTCAAACGAGTTAACACCTTGCGCTTGATTCGTTATATTTCTCTCTACAATAGGCATTTATTTCTTTTTGTCTATTGATTCTAGTTTGCGGATAGCCCAGTTAACACCAGAAGCTCCACCCCATCCGAGCCAAGCTACATATCCTTTATCTTTCCAAGGGGTTGACTTATATTTGGGGTCTATAGCAGCGTTCTTTTGGTGACGCTTAAAGCTAGCCATCCTAGCAATAGTTGAGCGGCTTAGATTCGCTCTGCGAGCTAATTGTGAGGCTCTAGTCCAGCCTACTCTAGTCATTCCTTTAACTTCGTCTCCGTACTTCTCTCTCCACGCTAGAACCTTCTTAGCGTTATTGACAGCAGACTGCGGATAGTCGTTATAAGTTTTTAGTTCAGTCTTTTTTTTTTCGTAGTGCTCAGATACAATCTCTCTAAGCTCAACTAGTAGACTATCTAGTCTTTGGTCTGACAACATCTCAGGAAGTGGAGTCTCTACTTCACGTCTAAGAGCGTTAGCGAACTGACCTTCTATAGAAAATCCAAACACTTTGTCATTCTTTACGTACTCCTGCCAGATGTTCTCGTCATCCACCTTCATTGTAACCATCCAAGTTCCTACTGGCACGTTAAGACCATACTTTCTGCTCTTATCGAATTGAGTGTCTTCTACAATCCAAGATTCATACACGGTCATTCCGTTTAATTTGTCTTTGTGCTCTAACGTAGCGTTTTGGTGGTTCGAGTTCTTATAAAACAACTCAGCAGCTTTCCTAACGGTGTCTTTACTAAAGAAGATGTAAAATTCCTCACCGTCCATATTTCTGTAGATAGGCTTGTCAGGGATTAAGGCAGCACCCATAAGTAAACGCTTATCTCCGTCAACCTCAGATAAAGTGACTTGCTGGTTCTCAGCTAGAGCTACAAAATCGGACTGGATAGCTGGGTTCTCTACAATAGAGATAGCCTCAACTCCCATAGTTTCTTCTAGTTCGTCAATAAGTAGCTCATATAACTTCATTATATCCCTTTATTTAAAAACAATTTTTTAACCTAGTGATGCTGTCCCCTCGGCTTTTCTCTCAAGTTCCTGAGAGTTAGATACATCTGTAGATACTACATAGGTTCTGATAGGTTTCTGATTAGCACTAGCAATCGTGTCAGCAATCATATTCTCTCCAGCAGAAGCCTGACCTACGACATTGAACTCAGGAGCTGTAACAGTGTTACCACCGCCACCGCTAAGGCTAGCAGATGGAGCTTGAATGTCAGCACCACCACTGAGTCCAGCAGTAGTCTTATTCTTTTTAAAGACAGACCTTAATTGCATAAATAGAGGGAGTGCGGTAGCTATGTGACCAGCAATCAATGGAACGTTGAAAGGGAATGGAGCAGCACTAGCAGCTTTACCAATACCTTTGAAGTAGTCGACTCCAGCCTCAGCAGTAGCCTTAAGCATTTTACTCATAGTGACCTCTCCGTCTATCTTCATCTCTATCTTAGACATCTGAGCTTTAGCGATAAGAGCTAACTTACCCATTTTAGATTCCTCTCCAAAGATTCTAGCCATTAAGTCTAAATTCTCTAGCTCTTTGTTTATTTTCTCTTGATTCGCTTTGTGGTGGTCATCCACATCCTTTTGTCTAGCAGCGTCTATACGAGCCTGAAAAGACTGTCTTATAGTATCTAACTGCTCCTGACTAGCTCCTAAAAGAGTCGCTTCCTCTATTGCTCTAGCTCTAGCTCTCTCCATTTTAGCCAAGTGAGTCTCATCCTCAAAATCTTCTTCAGCCTTCCTCATCTTCTCAAGGAATCTCATTCTATTAGCTAAAGGGTCGTCACCTCCGTCAGTCTCAGCTTCACCCTCAACAAAAACGTCATCAGTAACTGGAACTCCAGCAACTGGAGCAGCATCTCCTTCGGTAGTAACGTCAGGCTCTACACCGTATAGAGCTATCTCGTCCTGAATCTCTTTGTTTCGTTCAGAGTACTTAACTAACGTTCCTATAGTTCTATCTAAGCTCTCCTTTATCTCCTTCTCAGACTGGTCTAGAGCGTCAGTGTCTATAGCTCTGCCGATTAATGGAATCTCAGATATTTTTCTTTGTAGCTGGATAAAAGCAAGTCTCATCTCTAACACTCCCTTAACTATAAAGCCACCCATAGCTTTGAAGTTGTTACCGAACTTCTCAGCTCTGATTCCTAGAGTGCCAAAGAACTTCTCCATAGAAGATACGAAGCCAGTAAACTTCTGAGTTACAAACCTCATAGCCTTCTCAATGCCTAGAGTCTCGGAGATAGTGATACCTAGACCTTCAAGAGCAGAACGCATCTTCTTTTTATCCCCTGAGAGGTTACCTTCCATTATGTCTACCATTCCTTTGGCAGAACCTCCAGCGTTTTGGTAAGCTACAGTTAAGTCATCTAGCTTCTCTCTGTTTGCAATAAGAGACAAAAGTACGTCCTTATTACGAATCCCTACAGCTTCTGTAGCTATAGCCATCTTTCCAGACGTGCTAGTAACCTTTTCTAGCCTCTCTGCGTAGATATCTAGAGACTGTCGGAAGTCTTTACCAGTCTTAGCGGATAACTCAGCTAGAACCCTTCTTAGTGACGTTCCAGCCATAGACCCAGCAATACCTTGGTCAGCGAGTACAGCTATAGCAGCAGTAGATTGCTCTAAGCTAACTTTCATATTCTTAGCAGCTGGAGCTACCAACTTCATAGACTCTCTAAACTTCTCAGCATCTAATGCACTAGTAGTGAATGACTTAGCCATTACGTCAGTAATTCTACCAGCCTCAGATGTCTCCATTCCAAAACCATTCATAGTCGCTGCCATAATCTCAGCAGCGTCAGCCATCTCAATTCCAGAAGATACCGCTAAGTCAAGAGCTCCAGAAGTAGCGTTCAAGATACCAGTAGTAGTAAAACCCATCTTTGCAAGCTCTGTCTGAGCGTCTGCAACCTGAGCAGCAGTGAACTGAGTAGACTTACCTAAGTTCTCAGCGTTTTCTTTTAGTTTGTTTAAGTCATTACCAGTAGCTCCAGAGATAGCGGATAACCTACTCATAGATTTAGAGAACCCTTCTGCAACGTTTAGAGCAGCTTTAAAGCCTGAAACTATACCAGCAACCCCAGCAGCTACTAGAGTCAGTGGATGTTTAGCAAATGCGAGCATACGAGCTCCTAGACCCTTCATAGCTCCACCTAGAGCACCAGCAGAACCCTTAGCTCCGTCTAGTTTACCTTTTAGCTTGTCAGCTCCAGCACTAGCTTTGCCAGTGATTCCTTTTACGTTAGAAGTAACGTTAATATGTACGTTTTTAGTAACCTTTTTAGCCATTCCAGCGAACCTTAATCAGTTTTCTTAAGTCTTTCATATTCTCTGGGAGTTTGTAGTAACCTTTAGCTCTGCGGACATCCTCATTATACCTTAAAGGGAGTGATAGTAGGAGTTGGATAGTCTTTAGCATTGCTATTTATTTAAAAACAACAGAGACGCAAAAACAAAACATACTAAAATCTGTTTTTAAAATGTAGAACCCCTACCACACTTCTAAACCCTAAGAAAGATGGACGTTAGTTGGAACAGATAACTGACGCTTTTGCGATAGCCATCGATTCTTTGTAAATTTCTCACGCTAGCTAGATGATACTAAGTAAACACTGTTTTTTTTACAGTGAGTCACAATTTTTAACTTAAATTTACAGAGGTGAGAGGCTAGCAATGAAAAAAAAATCAAAAAAAAATACAAAAAAGTTTGGTAGTTATAAAATTAGGTGTATCTTTGTATCATAATAATTAAATCAAACGAAATGACAAAGTCTAACTACATCAACGAAATTAAAAACATTGACAACTCTTGGAGCTCAGAATACTTAAACGAGCTAGAAGTTAGAGACCTAAAGACTCTACTAGAGAACGTACAATTCAATAACATATAAAAAAACTAAAAAAGATTTGGAGAGCTGAAAAGTTCTCCTTATCTTTGTACTATAATTATAAACAATGAAAGTAATGTACACCAATCAAAAGTTCGACCCAACACTAGACGAGAACGAAGTAGAAACTATCTTCGAGCTTAAGGAATATGTAAACAGCTGTAGCAGAGGTAGTTATATGGTAGACGAGTATACTGGTCACTTCGGATACAACTGGCTTATAGAACAGTCAGGCATAGAAGATGAGTTAGTAGACCACATTGACTACTTTATCTTAGGTGGTGGCAAAGTAGACTACAAACTAACTGAGCAAGGGGAGTACCTTGAAAATGAGTTAGAGACTGAGATGTACGGAGAACCATTCAATCCTTTTAGAGACTTATGAGAAACTATATCCACATCCACACTACATACGATGACTATCTTGTTTTAAAGATAGGTAACAAAGTAAGAATCTTTCCTATTTGGAAGCTAAGAAATAAATTAAACCCTATGAGACTAATCAACAGAGCACTTATATCTTTAAACCTTAAGCCACATAGCGTAATCAACCTACGTACTGGGATTACTATTAAGCACTATAAAAACGGTAAGATAGATGTACAGTCATAACCTAATACTTAAGGCTCGTAGCTGGGCTCTAAATGGCTCACACCTTAGAGTCTTTCCTCAGCTAACTACCACCACCTACTCCTACAAGAGTACTGGAGACAACGGTAAGCCAAAGACCAAGACGTTAAACTATGTCAACCTAGTTATTGAGACTGGTAACGCTAGACACGTTGGAACTCAGGAGTACAAACAAGACACTGAGATGACTGACGGAATCAATAAGATATATGTACACTACTATCTAAAAGCTCATCCAAATGAAAACGCTTAAGAAAAAAATACACTTTACTGACAAATTAGCTTATATGGGTACTGGGATACTTCTAGTAGCTCCGTACTTAGTAAGTTATCAGATAGGTTTTGTTTTGCTAGCCTTAGGGATTGCTATGTTGACCCCTCAAGTTTACAAGGCTAAGCAGTGGAATCTAGTTTTACTAAATATATCCAGCGTAATAGGATATACTCTACAAATATTTAACGTAATATGAGTAGGAAGGAAGGCGCAGCAGTTTGCCTGTTTGTAGTCATCTATATAGCCATTAGGGCGCTAACTTTATCTTAATGTATGAGAGAGCTACAGACAATGCTTAATAAACTCACTACTCACAATACTCTTGAGACAGAAGCGTCTCTTAGATATAGACGTGAGGCAATTCTAGAGCGAATCAATCAGATAACAGCTACTAGAGCAGAGTTAAAAAAGCAACTTACTAGAATAGACAGAGTTCTATCTTAGTTATTTAGAATGAGTCTAAATTAAAAAAAAGTCATCAATTGTTTTGGTGGCTTTTCTTTTTTGTGTATATTTGTACTATCAAAATGAAACAAATGACACATCTAATCGAAATAATTGACAACCGAAACGGTCAAGCTGAATTAGAGATTGACTCCGAAGGTTATGGTAGGTGGTACGCACACAACCCTATAAGCAGACTGATTATCGCTTGCAAATACAAGTCGCAAGCAAAAGACATTCAGAGAAATCCTGAGAGCTGGGATATCTAAAAAAATGAAACAAATGACAGTAACGAACCACACTAACGAGAGAATAGAGCAGAGATTAGAAGCACTTACAAGCGTAGACGTTAAAGTAGAGTCTACTACAGCTAACTACACTAAAGTAGGCACTATAGCAATCTCTGACAGCTTTAAAGAGCAAGTTAAGACCAAGCTAGAAGCTATCTCAGCTCTTAAGACACGTTCTAACAAGTCTTACGCTTTTATGCTAGGTCAACTTCAAATGAGCTTAACTAAGTTCGATAGCGAGGCTGACAAGCAGTCTGCTAAAGGTAAGCAGTTAGTTGCTTCTGTGCATAACAGCAGAGGTGAATCTCAAGGTACTATGTACTATGCCATTGTTAGAGACGGAGTTATCACTACTACGTGCTTGGTTAAGCCTTACACTTCTGTAGGTAATGGCTTAGCTGACAAGTTGAGAGTTGACGCTGTAATTAAGAACATAAATAAATTTAGAGGATGAGAATAGCCTTACTACTAATCACTATGACAGTCTCAGCTCAAGGCTGGGACGGAACTCACGTGTACTTTCCGCAATACACTAAACACTTTAACTCGAATCCTTTATATGCTAGCGAGCAGTTAGGCTCTGAGGGAGGTTCTAAAGGCTTCTTACTTACTAGGAGTGGTAACGGTGCTCACTTTACTCTTGGCTTTATGCAAAACAGCTACGGAGATTTCAGTCACTATTTGACAGCTGGATTCAATCTCAATGAGACTAAAAAGAGCCAACTATCTCTGCACTTTGGTTTTGCAGATAACTACAGCAAAGTCTACTGGGATAGAAAAACCTCTGACCTACTCTATAAGTACTTACCTAGACAGATGGCTGACAACTCTATAGTGCCTATTATGACGCTAGTGTATAAGTTTAAAATAACTAAAAGGATAGGAGTACATACAAACATCAGTCCTATCTTTGTCAATACTGGTATATTTGTGCAGATTTAAGACTTCTGTCCAGCGTATGTAGTCACTATGGTTACTTTAGTTGGCATTACAGTTCTTCTAGTATTTCAACGAATAAACCTCCTACTGACGTATCTGTAGCGTTGTTAGCTAGAGTCACGTTATCTAAGTGTCCAGTAGTAGGGTCTAAGATAACAAAGTAGTCAGTGCTTCCAGTAGTGTTCTGAACAGTCTGAGTTTCGAACATATCGGTGTCAGCCTCTGTGATTAGCACTAGCTCTAGTTTACTCTCTCCAGTCAGATAGTTAGTCTCAATAGACTCTATAAGGTGAGTGTTGTTATGTATAATGAGCTTGTCATTAGGTTCTATATCCTTAACCAATCTCAAAGGTAGAAACGCCGTGTAAGACGCTCTACGCTTGTTTTCGTCAAACGTGAGTGCTATTGTGTTTCTCCAAAGTAAGTTGTATAGACCTAAGTCTTGGTAATTGTCATCACCTATCTCACTTAGCTCAGAGCCAAAATAGCTCCCTATGACTCCGTTAGTTGGACTTACTATGTTCTGAGTGTAAGTAAGCTGAGGCATCCAGAATGTACTTTTGCTAGAGACACTAGAGCCGATGTCGTAAGCTACGGAAGTTCCAGCAGTACGTCTTTTTAGGTATGTGAATATAGGTTTGCATATCTGCTCAGTCCCATCTTTGTCAGTTAGCAGCATAATGTTTAGACCTGAGAATAAAGCGTTGCTTAGGTTAGTCAGCTGTTCTATAGGCATTATGTGAGACTTCAAGTCCACAGTGTAGATACTTCCGTCTATAACGTTACCGTCAGACTCAGGGAGGTATTTAAGCTCTCCGAATTTTCTAGCATTAACTTTAGAGAATGCGTGCTCTAAGATAGTTTTCTTCTCAGCTCCAGTAAATTTGACACCTGAGTAGTAGTTAGGTCTATTGATGTTGTAGCTAGATATATCTACATACTCGGAGATATTGTACTCATTCCCCTGATTGACGTAGTGGTCGTAGTGGTAAGTGTTTATAGTCAAGTCATCTTCAACCTGAGCCACTATATTGAACCTCTTAAACATATCCGCCAAGAAGTCGGACACTTTCATCTCTGGTAAGTTTGGAGACACGCTATACGTTCCAGTACCTCCAGCTACAGCAGACACTGAGCCCGACATACCATAACTAGCTCCACCGCCAAAGAAGTCACTATAACCCCAAGTGAGGTTGACGTTGATAGTAGCTGTCTGAGCTGTAGATACCTCGAAAGTAAAAACATCTCCAGTGTTCATAGCTCCGTAGTTATGTGTTCCAGTAGTTGTAGCAGTGTGAACTATACTACCGTTCTTTTTTACGTGAAAATCAAAGCTGGTAGCTGTGGTAGATATATTATAGCTCAAGTTACCATTTGAGTTAGGTGGATTGTCATTAGCTAAAAAACCTATAGTTACACTAGAGCCAGACGTTAACTTAAATTCACTGGTAGACGGAGTTGAACCAGTCCAAGCTAAGTTAGAAAATCCGTATGTAGATGCGGAAGTACCCCCTTCTATTGTAGTCTGGTCAGTCTTTTGCAAAACTAGGTGTAAGTCCTCAACGTAGTCAGCTCTCATAGCTCCCTCAATAGTTATACCGTACTTAGTCTCCATAGCGTCTAGAATCTCCTTAACTCTAAGAGCTCCCATCATATCATTGTCAACTAGACCGTAATAACCTTGTTCTCTAGTGGTAGTGGAGTAAGCTATATTTTTGGTCTTACTCAACCCTTCTGTCTTGGCAAAGTCATAGTCAGAAGTGTGAGCTATATAGCGTCCATCTCTACAGATTAAAGGGAATTTAATAGCGTCAGAAGCAACTTGGCTAGAGAATAAGCTAGAAAAGTTAGGGCTAGAGATATCTAGGGAGCTAAAATCTAAGTCAGTAAGCTCATCCTGACCTATAAGCTTGTTAAGTTCGGTTAGCTTACCATAAAAGCGTATTTTATAGGCGTAAGGCTTACCGTCTTTGAACTGAGTACCCTCAACTGATACGTTACCACTCTTAAAATCAACTCCATTCAGTTTCAACACTGCTGGAATCAGAACTCTAGCGTCTACAGCGTTTGTATCAACTCTATAGACGTGTTTAAAGAGCTTATTATTCTTTTTTGATGTCGGTATACTAAAAGTCTTAGAGAAGTCAGTAAAGAGCTTCTTAACGTCCTTAAACGACTTAACTGATTTCTTAATAGTGACACTCTCATCACTAAATTGGTCTACTTCGACCCCATTTATGTATATCTCTAGAGGGTACTTCATTATCTTATATTGTTAATAAGTGAGTGTGATTCTTTTACTGATACTGTGAACTGAACTAAGCCATTGTTAGCGTGAGTTTTCTTTTGTAAGCTATTTGTAGTTACATTTACTGGCTTAACAGTACCTTTATGCTCCATCCATACTTCCTCAGACACGATAAGCTGCCTAAAGACCTCAGAATAGCTCTCGTGTAGGTAGTCAGTGTTCAAAGTATGACGAACTGTCGCATTTTTGTTAAAATCCCTGACAGAATGGCTGCCATAGTTGTTAGATAGGTTGTCATAGTCAAAGTTGATGCTATTGTAGCTGCTACCTTTACCAGTCATAGACTCAGTAGTCTTAGCTGAGAAGTGAATATCTTGTAAAGCTCCAAATTTGTTAACGAAAGTTAACCTTACATTCTCATACTTATTACACGGTAGTGTCTCAACAGATATAACCTCGACTTTACCATCAGACTTAATAATGTGAGCCTCGTCTATGTCTAGCTCAGAAACATACTCCATAATCTCATCAGAGCAGTTCTCATCTATGATAGTACCTCCGTCTTTCATAACTCTAGCGTAGAATGTAGATGCAGACTGTCCAGCAGATGTAGCGTAGTTTATAGCTCCAGATGAGTTGGAGTCACTGATGTTATACTCAGTTGCTATGCCTCCAGCCTCAAGCTGAGCGTGAACAATATCTATGCTTCCGCTGTGTGTGTAAATTGCTAAACTAGAACTTGATGTAGTTTCAACCGTTATAGAGCATAGATACCAGCCATCCCCATAGTTTTTCATCGTGCCACTTGCTCCTGAAGATTCTGACGTTATAGTTCCATTATTTAAGTTGAAGTCTACGTTCTTATTGACTGGTGAGCCAAATCTCAATCTAAACAAGCCAGAAGTGTTTGCTTTAACAAGAGTTGAGCCAGTCAAAGTGCCAGTATCGCTTACTGACTGATAGATACCTAAGAATGATGCACTAGACTCTGTAATAGTCCACACTGATTTACCTAGATATGAGTATGCAGCCTCAGATACTGAGTCACCGTTTAGAGTCCATCTATCAAAGTCCTCACTGTCATCTAGCAAGTTCTTATCAGCTAACTCAGAGATAAACTTAACCTCTCCGTCCTTGTAAAATACAGCCATATCAGCGTCTTTTGTAGGGATGACCGCTGTAGTGTCCTCAGGAACTGAGATGTAGTCATTTGACATCAATACTTCGTCTGATTTAAGGCTATTGTCTGACTTACTCCAGTATTGTACGAAGTCCTCATCAATATAACCATCTGTAGCTAGGTATTTACCACTTACACCATTTCCAGCACCGTCTACCATATAGATATACACCCATACAGCCTCTGTAACGTAGTCTCCGTTAAATGATTGGTCTACGTAGTCTCTAATGAGCTCAGACACCTCAAATGTAGCTTTGCCTTCACTATTGTGAGCCTTTGTTAGAGTGTATTGTGCAGAAGTGGGCACGTCAGCAGAGTTACCGTTCCAAACGTATAGAGATACGGTAGCTGTAGAGCCACTTGTTGACTGGATAAAAAATGGTGAGCGTGAATATATTAAACTCATTGTTTTTTCTTTAAATGTTTGACTATTTGATTACCTATATTGTGTGCTATATCCATCGCTATAGCTTCGTGATATTGTTTAAGCATAGGTTGATATCTACGCATAAAGGGTTTACTGAAAAATAACGTTTTTGTTATACCTTTTTTATGTACTGACTTAGCTACAGCGTAAGGATTCAACCCTCGCTTCTCAGCCCAGTTCTTAATAGCTTTGATAGGTAGGGCTTTCTTAGACTTACGGAAGTTTCCTTGTCTACCGAAAATAGAGTTACCAGACTTAGCCTTGTGTCTACCGTCTACTGGGTCAGTACCCTTAACACCTTGGTCTTGAAATACTCCGTACTCATTGAGTTGGAAGTTAAGAGAAGGCATAGAAGAACCTCCTAAGAACTTACCAGAGACTGAGCGATTAAACTTCTTAGAGATGTATCCCTTGATAGAGTTATGCAGAGCTCCCTTAGCACCTTGTCTAGTAAGATTGCTCTTAGCTTGAGAAACTACATACTTCTTATAGCTCTCTAGTACTTTCGTGGCTCTAGGATATGTCGAAGTAATTTTTAGCACAAGTCAACGTTGTTTTGAATAGTTACTGTTAAGTCCAAGCCAACACCAGCTAGCTTATCTTCAAATCTGTCTGAAAAGAACTCTATCTCTGCATCTTCCTCCACTTGATAGCCTTGCTCATATAAGTTACCTCTCTTGAGCTCCTGAGTAGTCTTGGTGGCAGCTGCTAGCATACTGTTAAGTCTATACATCTCAGAGTCGTTAAATTCAGCCTGATTGTCATCAGATACGTCTACGATATCTAAGAATAGAATAGACACCTCAATGTCGCTTGTAGAGTCTCCTATAGTCCCAGTAGAGATACCAACGTGAGCAAGTGGATAGATGTCTTGTTTAAGTAGCTCAACCTCGTCAATGTTACCGAATGTAACCGAGTTGATGAGCTTGTTGTTAGTAAGCTCGTCTTTGATAGCGTTTGTTAAGTTTAGTAGTGACTTCATTATCTTCTGTTTCTTTTCATTATTTTGTTCTCAGTGTCTGACTTATCCTTCTCAAATGATAACCACGTCAGAGCATCATATATGTTTATTTTAGTACTTTTTCTAAAGTTTGTCGCATCACCTCCGCTAAGCGAGTGTAGTGCTCCGAACCATCCCCATCTTTGGCTAAACTGTCCTTCAAGTGAGAGGTCAACGAGTCCTTCTCCCTCATCTTTTTGCTGAGCTTCTCCAAATAGATAGCTGAATGTACTAGTAAGTGACTGCTTAAACGGTAAAAAAAAAGCGTTGCATTTACAAACTGACTAGCTGGTAGAGACTTCATTACCTGATGGTCATCCTTAGAGCCTCTGTAAGGCTCGATATTGTACATCTGACCCACTTTGTCTTTTACTGGTCTAAATAGAACAGCAGCTGCTTTATGCCACTCTGCTGGCTTAACTAGATATTCTTCTAGGTCGATATACTCTCCTAGAGTTAATTCTTCTAGGTCAGGAATGAATCCGTAAGTAGTGCCGTTAAATTCAAAGGTATACTCTAGCGGAGGCATCTCATCCATAGCGTCAGTAATATCCTTCACTAATTCCTCAGCCTGAGCTTGTGGGATAGAGCGTACTTCACTCATAGGGATGTCTAAAAAGATGTTAAGAGTCTTGTGTCCTACAAACTCTTTATCGTCATCGTCAGCAATCATTGTATACTTCTGATACTGCTCTAGCGTTATCCCAGCTCCATTAAGAGGTATTTTAGCTACCATTAAATAGTTTCTTTAAAAACAGTGGCTGGAGTATACTGTAACGAGAAAAGCCTCCGTTAAAGAGGCTCTATCTCAATCAAAACAAACAAATGAAAACTAATTTTATAGCCTCGTCTGACTTTCGTGACTTCCTAGAGGCAACCTAGGTACTCTATTCTACGTTCTCACGCTTTTTACCATCGCTAGGTTTTATTCTTGAGGGTGTTTCCTTAGTGTTAGAAGATAAGCCCCTCAGCTCACCAGCTTTTCGCTCTACTGACTGAGGTAATTAGTCTCAGTCTTTTCTCATAGCGTCAGGGGTACTTTTTTGTGGCTTTATGCCTATAACCTGAACTTATCTCTTGAACTATAAGTGTAGAGCGTTTTAGCCCTATTTTTGTGGTGGAGGATATCGGAGTCGAACCGATGACCTTCTGCGTGCAAGGCAGACGCTCTAGCCAGCTGAGCTAATCCCCCAAGATTGCTAAGTCTCACATTTACTACTCCCTCAGGTTTCATCCTTTGGCTTCAAACGCTTAGCTTGTAT